GAGCAGTCATACACTTCCAATACATTGCTGGGAATGGTTTATTCCTAACAACATCCTCATTGGACACATACATGTCCACAAACTCAAGAAGACCCAAACGAAGAAGAATAATCTTTACAGTATTGCGAATACTATTAGAGGCAACTGCAATTTTATATCCAGCGTCTACAAGTTGCTGAAAGTACCCCATCAACTGATAGTCTTTGGCAACACATTCATTAAAGATCTTTAGAGTTGCTTCTTGTTTATCTCTCCAGATTTGCTCATAAAGATCTACAGGAAGACCCTTGTTCTTTGTGAGAAGTTCTAGTTTTGCTTTTGTAGGAAGACCATCGTAGATGCTTACATGCTCTTCTCTACTAATAGAATATTCTTCTCCCAGTGCCCGATTCAATGCTTCATAATGATAGTCTTTACTATCAATAAGAACACCATCAAGATCAAAAATTACTAACTTATTCATGGTTTAATAATATATGCGGAGGGAGCAACAAAATTTAGAGAATGAATCTTTACATCTTTGTCCTTAAAGAATCTATCAACACCAATAGACTCAGACCAGTTATGATATGCATATTCATCAAATACTATTATACCACCACTACTGACTTTATCCCAAAGAGAACTCAATACATCATAGGTTGGTTGTTCCAAATCAAGGTCCAAATAGAGCAAAGAAATACGAACTCCTGGTCTTTCCTCCACAAAGTCAATTACAGTTTTTGAAACATCACCTTCAATAAGTTCAAACTCATGGTCAAGAAACCCCGATTGTAAAATCTTATCTTCTAGAGTTTTCTTATAAGAATTATCATGAGCAAAATTTCTACCTTCAAAAAGAAGAGTCATTGCTTTCTTATCTTGAAGTGAAAGTGACTCCGTAAGTTCCTTGGAGTTGAAAAAGTCAAACCCAATAACTTTCTTATAACTATTCGGGCAAAAATACCTCTTCAATTTTAAGAATGTAAAAGTTCCTGTACCTTTAAAGACTCCACATTCAACAATATCTCCAGGAACATCTTTGACCTTATCAAATAGAATAGTTCTTGCCAGAAGCTTTCCAAATATCTTTAAGTCAGAACTAATCATGAAGGAATTAAATCCATCATATAATCCCTGCTCAATAGAAATCAACTCCAAATCTTTTAAGTTCATCTATCTAAATTATCATCGTGTTTGTAGGTTTGTGTTCTAACAACTTTATGTCTGGTATTTACCATATTAATACCAATATCACTAATTGACTTTACATGCCATCCTAATAGAGTTTCTGGGACAAAAGGAATTCCATAGTTGAAGTAGTATGAGGAAACATACAAAAAGCAATCAGAGTAAGTATTGATATTTTCTTCGTTAGAAAAAGCAATATGATCTATAATAGCATGAGGGTTGTTTAGATGATCTCCTATATTTTCATACCAAGAGATATTAATCTTATCTATATCAGTTTCATGATACCTGAATTTATCATAAAAGTAAATATCAGGTCGGATGACTAGAATGCCATCATAAGAAACATCATTAGATTGGCAGTATTCTTTTCTTAGAAGATTTACCTGAGTTAAAGAATACAATAGACTGAGAACATTATATGGAATAGATTGTAAATACCCGTCTCCAATTTTTCTAGCCTTATTCTGGTTTGGATTTAGATCAAAGTTGTTTTGAATCCTCATGGAAGAGTATGGGTTTCTTTCCAGATGTTTTGTGTCTTCCACGATTAACCTTTTTGGTTTAACGACTTCTTTTAAAAAGTCTATTTCTTCGTGATAGGCATTCCATGTATGGCAAAAGAAATCAACATCATGATCTTGAAATAGATATTCTTTTTGATTTTCAAATGTCTTCGATAGAGTCCTCAAATGACCTCTATAACAAACTGCTAGTTTCATTGTTGATACTTAGAGTTATCTTTTTTTAAGTGTACTATTTTTGGTTCAAATGTACATTGATCTGAGAATAGTTCTGGATAAGAATACTCTGGACCAAATGTATGAACAATATCTTTATTTTCTAGGTAATACTTATTGATATGACTCTCATCGTGCCATAAGGCAATAACATCATTTTCAAGATCTTTATTCGTTCTTTCTTCTAACTCATCAATCATCTTACAGACTTCTGGAACTTTTCCACCCCAAAAGCATCCTTGATAATAAACTTCTGGTTTCTCTTCAGTTGTATTCACATATGCTAAAGACCTTTCATTTTGATCCCAAGCACCAGGATACCGATTGTGAGGTGCCATATTCAGGAAATGGCAAGGATGATGCACTCCAAATAAAGGTTTATCAGTGAAAAACTCCTCCTCAGTTATTGTTGTTACTGGAAGAGCATCAGCATCAATAAAAACAAGCATGTCATGTTTATCAATAACATCTCTTGCTCTATTAATAATTTCAAACCTCTTCAGAGTTATAAATGGCCAAGGAAGATGTTCTTGGTAATAAGGGATGATATTATCTGGAAGGTCTTCTAACTCACCATCAGTAAATACTAGAATAGTCTTTTCAGTATTTGGAAGAAAATATTCCTCTATATTCTTATAGTAGTTTGGTAAGAAGTTAAGATAGTCTCCAGTACCAATAAAAATAATAGCGGTCTTCATCAAATTACCTCCCAAGTTTCAGGGTATAGATCTACAATACTTTTATCATCATTCGGAAACCACTTCTTTGGAGCAATGACTCTTCCTTTATTTGCTAACCATGCTGCCCACCAAGAAAATGATGAGTTGGCAATAATAAAGTCTGAGCACATACTCATCAAACACATATCAACATATCCATTATCATTCTCAGAAACCATAAACCTATCGTCAGCAAATAGTTCTTGTTCCATACACCATTGCGGATCATCTGAGAATACTATAACTTCAGTATCATCAGAAAACTTGGATAGTGCTTCTTCATAATATTCCATACCAACAAAGAAGTGGTTTGGATTTATCAAATAGTCCTTTCTACGAATATGTAAACCGACAACTTTATCACTAATATTTTCTATCATCTCTTCACAAGGTTCCAGTATTTCATCTTTAAAAGTGAAATCCTTACGAATAGTTTCTTCAATATGTTTAAAATACTTTTCTGACTGGAAGAACCCCCACAAACTTACCCAGTCAAATGAGTTGCTAAACATTCCTTCATTGAAATGAAACGATCCTTCCGAAAGAATAGGTCTATCTTTATCAATATTCTGAATGTTTAACTGAGTTACACTTTCCATTGCAAAGCAGTTAAACAATTCCGTTTTGAGCATATTGCCAGTTCCATCATCAACTGCTTCTTGATAGAGTGGTAAACAATAGTTTACTCCTTGTTTATTTGCAATACCTCTAAGAGCAGCATATTGAAACATCTGGTTTCCAAGACGCCCAAGTCTACCCAAGTGATTAAAACCAATCATTATAATCTTTTTTATTATTATACTAAAAAAGAGAGGTTTATGCAACCTCTCTAGACTCCGTTTAGGTATTGCAGGCTCGCCACTTACTCTTTAACCAGAAGCAAGAAACTGGGCGGGAGTTATCCCATCCGCACCAACTGCTTTTGAGAGAAGCAGTAAACTCCAGGGGTCATTTGACCATCCCGACCAGGGTTTTTTACATGTCTCCATCATGGGCATATTGGGGATGACTCCACCAGTTCTTTTAGAGACTCTCCGTGTCTTCATCGTCCTTGACATAAGCAGGGACGTTATCAGGATCTAACCAACAAGTATAATCGTGGTCTTCCATAGCAGTAGTAAGTTGCATCTCATTATCGCAGAGATACATATCACGATATCGACCAGTATAGGAATCTACTTTCTGAATACGACAATCAGGTTTACCATTAATCTCAAGAGTACCGACTTGGACGTAACGATACGGAAACCGCTCAAGAAGAACGGTTGGTTTCTTTACGACTTTCATCAGGCAACCTCAACAGATTCGATATCCTGCAAGATGTAGTCCATCAACATTTCGTAATCATCAAGAGGGTCTCCCGAAAATACTACACCCTCATTTTCATAAAAGCGACGCACCTTTTTGTAGAGCTTCGGATTCTTTACATCAAGGTAGATTTCACCATTAGCAGCAGCACGAAGCGTGCTAATGTCTTTCTTGAATTTTGCGGTCAGTGCCATTGTTGTGTGTTGATTACCCTAGTATTATAAGGTTTTGACTGATATTTAGTCAAGTGTGCCAGTCGGAAAACTGGCGATCGGGGTGACAGGATTCGAACCTGCGACCCTCTGTTCCCAAAACAGATGCGCTACCAAACTGCGCTACACCCCGTTGCGATAGGTTCCTGTCGCCGCCAGTCCTGAACCTATCAGAAGGGGACTGCCGCAGTTGAGTGGTCTTGCCTCTCAACAGAAATAATTATACTACTTCTTGTGCCATTTGTCAAATGGAGCCCAGTGCTGCCAGTTGTATTTGTGGACTGCCCAGATACCTAAGATAGGCACAAAAACAAGTATGTAACAAATGAAAGCTAAAGCAACTTTATTATTTAATAATGTTGCTGCAAAATGTCCTAATCCCATTCTTCGTAGTATCTTCTAAAGTAGGCGTCAACTTTATTTAAGTCGTCTAGGTATATATTACATGTGTAATTGTTGTCGTCACACCATTGGAGTGCCATCCAATGAAATTTTTCTTCGGAGTGAACTCTCTCAACTCCATAAGACCTGGCAAATGAAGACATTACAAAATCCCAACACCTTCTAGTGGGCTGTTCCATTTCCTTTGTAGTTATCGGTGTCGTAGTATCCGCCTTTTTTTGAACCAAAGTAAAGTGTAGCAACTACGAATGGTATTGCTAATACTACAAGAAATCTACCTAATAAGTGTGACATTACATTCCTCCGTTTCTAAATCCAACTAAGTAACCAATAATAAGTCCACACATAAACGCTACAAACATATAGAGCATATGTGAAAAGAAGTCAATAAAAATGAACCATTCTTCAGTCGTCATTTTCTTTCATTAACTCCTCTATACGTCTTCTCATATCAAGCATTTGTTTGCTCTCACGCTCACAATGTCTGTATCCACGCTGCCCCCTCATTATCATTGTGCCTTGATAGAACATCGTGGCAGCAAATATTAGCAGCAGGACTATGCCTATTATTTCAGGGTAATGTTGAGCCATGGCAGTACTGGTGGAATAACGCCTATGAGTCTTAAAAGTCCCTCAGCAAATAAAGCAAGCACAACCCAACCAACGCACATAGAAATAATGGAAGCATTCCGATTGTGCCTTCGTATAGCAGCATCAATCATCTCCTGACATTCTGAGCGTGTAATCAGTTCTTCTTGATCGTGCATCATGGATGATCCTGCTCAAGCTCTGTAAGTCTTTTCTCCCAGGTTATACCACCTTCCATACCAGTACATGGGTTTATACAAGTTTCATCGCCCAATTTATTACATACTAAACCAGCAAGATCAAGTTCATTTCCTTTCTTGCCCGTTCCAGACCAGTAGTGTTCTCCATTGATCCAGAGAGCACCACACTTTGGACATTCCTTTCTCTCTATAGAGAGATCGGACATCTCTTTATTGGTCATCTTTGTCGTACTCCTTAAGAAACTTTTGGAAGTCGGTTGTGTCCTTAACAAGTTGTCTCTTAAGTTTCCAACCCATCCACTTCATTTGAACCCTAATGGCAGCATGTCTTACTTGTAGATCTGCATACTGGAAAAGTCGCATTGTTTCTTCATAACCAGCATAGGCAACTAATGCAACAAATGTAAACATTAGAAAATAAAAACCCAGCATATTAGGTTCCCATTAGTATCTACTAGCTATAATACTTACTATTTTGAGTTTGTCAACTATGTGTTGGTTTGACGATAGTGATTAAGAAATTATGAAGTTGGATAAGCAATGATGACGATACCGGAACCACCAGCACCACCAGTACCGCCGCCGCCAGCATCATTTCCACCAGCACCGCCACCACCGCCAGTGTTAGCAGTTCCTGCACTTCCGGAACCTGAAGAATTAGCTCCATTACCACCACCACCCGTTCCACCTGTTGCTACTGGTGTTCTAGATCTACTACTTCCCCCTCCTCCTCCACCACCACGAGTTACTGATGCTCCTGTAATAGATGATGTTGAACCATTCCCACCAGGTCCAGCATTACCACCAGTAGGAGATACTGGAATGCTATATTGACCATCACCGCCGGTAAAAGCAACACCACCACCTCCACCGCCTCCAGCACCATATCCAGAGTTTGATGCATCTCCACCGGGATATCCTTCAACAGGAGTATATGATCCAGCATTTCCAGAACCACCAACGTTTCCAGATAGACAAGCTCCGCCGCCGCATCCTCCAGGACCACCAGCTCCATCGCCTGTTGGTGCTGGGGAGGCTGCTCCACCATATCCACCACCAGAAGCAGTAATACTAACACCAGGACTAACAATAGAAGAATTGCTACCTGCTGTACCTCTTCCTGTAGGAGCAGCTGCTGCTGGTCCACCAGAACCACCACCA